AATTATCGCGGTGAACGGTTCGAGGATTACAACGTGGCAAAGCGCACGCCACGACATCCGAACAAGTCTCATGCGGTTCTGGCTCGCTACAAAGGTGCAATCAAGCTCGTTCGATTTGGCGCACAAGGCGCGAAGACTTACCCGCCACGTGATGGGGAGTCAGCCCGCGACAAGGCCATGCGAGCGGCTTGGTACGCTAGACACGGTGACAACCTAAAGAACGCTACGCCATTAGATGCAGTCTATTGGTCGGCGCGTGTAAAGTGGTGATGACATGGCATTTAGTGAAGACAGCAATTTAACAGAGTTAGTGCCTGATATCTTAGACTTCGGCATCAGTAGCTTTTCTGATGAACATGGAAGAGCGCAGGCAGACATCGAGCGCGAGATTCGTAACCGATGGTGGCACCGTAAGGGCATAGCTGGCGAGATGGAAGTAACTTATCTGACCGACTCGCAGTGGACACGCTCTGCGGCTTACCTCGTATTGTGGAAGTACGCTTTGCCACAGCTAACTAACTGGGTAGACGACGACCGCTTCTTGCAGATGATCGACTTCTACAAGGCGCGCTACGGCGAAGAGCTAGACGCAGTATTCCAAGATGGTGTCGAGTACGATGCAGACAACGACGGCACTGTTACCGACAAAGAGAAAGAGCCTGTCGCTCTTAATCGGCTTAACAGATGATCAAGGTCAACATTGACACAAAGCCGCGTGACCTTCGTAAGATGGTCGAGAAGCTCGGCCGCACGTTTACGCAGAATCACAAGCGAGCGATGCGCCGAGCGGCGGCAGAGGGCGTCAATAGAATCAACAAGCGCACAAGCCTTGGCCTTGATGTGAACGAGCAACCATTCCGCCCGTACTCAGATGCCTACAAGGGCTTCCGTAAGAGCAAGGGTAGAGACACTGACAAGGTAAAGCTAATTTTTACAGGCAAGATGCGCGGAGCCATGACCTCTGGGCTACAAGGGCAAGACGGGCTGATCTTTTTTAGCAGTAGAGCGGAGTCAAAAAAGGCGGCACTTAATAACCGTACTCGTAAGTTCTTTGGCTTAAACAGAGGCGACACAAGAGCTATACGCGACGTTTACTTTAGGGGTCTGAAGATATGAGCGTAAGAGAAAACATTGCCGCCAATATTGTGACGGCATTGACTGCTATCTCTAGCCCCAACGTCAAAAAGGTGACACGCGAGCCTTTTGACTTTGACAAGCTATCAAACGCGCAATTTCCTGCGATATTAGTTAGGACGGCAAACGAGACACGCGAAGACGCCAGCATGGGCGGCAGTGCCACTAGCAGACACGGCACGATTGACTACGAACTAGTTTGCTTTGTGAAGCACAAGAACATCGACACAGCCCGCAATCAGCTTGCAGAGGCTATCGACGAAAAGCTCGACGAGGATAGAACGCGTGGCGGTCACGCTATTGATACGCAAGTTATTAGCGTTGAGGTGGATGATGGTACAATAGACCCTATAGGCGGCGTCATTGTCACCGTTCAGATTCTTTATCAATACACACGCGGCGACGCGTAAGGGAGAAAATTCATGGCTACACATAAAGGCTCAACTGGATCGGTCAAGGTTGCCGTATCAGGTGGAACAGAGGCAGTTGTTGGCGAGGTACGTTCGTACAGCATCGACGAGGTTGCAGACACTATCGAAGACACCGTAATGGGCGATTCGGTTAAGTCGTACCTGTCGAGCCTCAAGGACGCGACTTTGACTATTGACGCGCTTTGGGATGACGCTGACGCACAGCAGTTAGTGCTTGATTCTGGTGCCGCAATTGACTGGGAAATACACCCAACAGGCACAGGCACTGGCGAGAAGTATTACGCAGGCGCTGGCATCGTGACAGCTAAGACTATCTCTGCATCGTATGACGGGCTTGTAGAAGCGTCATTCTCTGTGCAGGTATCAGGCGCGATCACTGAGTCAACTAACTAATGGGTCTGGCTAAGGAATTACGAGCGCGACGTAAGCAGTCCCGCCGTAAGATCGAGGTCGCAGAGTGGGCAGATGAGTCAGGGCCGTTCGCTCTGTTTTGTCGCCCACTGACTTGCTATGACCTAAACGAGTTGCAGAAGCGACATCCGCAAGTGATGCAGAACCCAAGCATCGCGGCAATGGTCGATCTGATTGTCATGAAGGCAGAAAGCAAAGACGGCGAAAAGCTGTTTAGCTCTGCCGAAGACAGACTTGATTTGATGGGGGAAGAGACGACCGTTGTGTCTGGTATTGCCAATGAGATGTTCGGCACTATCGAGGCATTTGAGGACGTCGAAAAAAACTAAAGGCCGATCAGTCTAGGATGAATCTCATTGCCTTGGCTGATCGGTTACACAAGACTATCGAAGAAGTCGAGCAGATTTCGGTCAATGAGTTTCAAGAGTGGCTCGCTTACTTCAAGATAATGAGCGAGTCTAAAGATGGCGACTGAAACTGTAAGCATAGTAATTAAGGCGTTTGACCAAACGCAGAAAGCCTTGCGCGGTATACAAGCCGCTTTCGGTAAACTCTCTAAAGTCTTTTTTAACTTTAAGACTGCCTTAGTCAGTGCTGTAGGCGCGGCTGGCCTTGGCCTTCTTGTCAGCAATTCACTTAAAGCCACAGATGCCCTAGCCAAAACAGCGGGCAAGATAGGCACGACCACCGAAGCCCTAAGCGCCTTGCAGTTTGCAGGGCAACTAACTGGCGTCGAAGTCAACACTATGAACATGGCGCTCCAGCGGTTTACTCGTAGAGCGTCAGAAGCGGCTGTCGGTACTGGTGAGGCTAAGGGTGCTATTCGTGAGCTAGGCATTGACGCTAGAAGCCTTGTCCGCTTGCCGCTTGATGAGCGAATGCTGGTTCTTGCAGATGCCTTTGAGGGCGTTGAAAGCGAAGCGGATCGTCTGCGGTTAGCATTTAAGCTGTTTGACTCTGAGGGTGCGGCGCTCGTAAATACACTTGGAATGGGTCGTGATGGTCTGTCAGAGCTATTAGGTGAAGCGCGTAGCCTTGGTGTCGTTATGTCGGCAAATGCGGCAAAAGGCGTTGAGGACGCAAACGACGCATTATTTCGTATGCAGTCATTGTTCGGCGGAGTTGTTAAACAGACCGTCGCCGCTTTAGCGCCAGCGATATCTGCACTCGCTGACCTCATGACAACGAAGGTTTTAACTAGTTTTGGAGATACAGAGGACAGCATAAGAAAGTTTGCACAAACTCTCGCTAAAGATGCGGTCGGCGGCATGATAGCGGCAGTCAAAGGTTTCGAGGGCTTAGTGCGCGGCTTGGTCGAAACAGCAAACCACCTCATCATAATGAAAGCCAAGCTAACAGGCTTTTTTAGGGCGGACGATGAAAAGGATGCGGTGCAACTACGTCTCGCAATTGAAGGAATAAATGAGCAAATAGCAAAACAGATATCGCTACAAGATACGCAAATAGGTCGCAATAAAAAGAGTGCGGAGTTAGCCCAGCAACGGCTCGAAGCAGAGCGTGCAGTTTTACAAAAACTACTGGATGCAAAAAAAGAAAGCGGCGATTTAGACCTGATAGACCTGCCATCGTTTAACGCCTTAATTAATGTTTTGACAGAGGCGGGCTTGGCTATAGACGGCTTTACGTCATCTACCGATGCTTTAGTCCAAAAAACACAAGGCGAATTGCCGAGCGCTTTCGATACGTTTATGTCTAACCTGCAACGGACTAGAGAGTTAGCAGGCGACCTAACACCACAGCTAGAAAAGTTAGGCGATCAAGCCATTACTGGTTTAGGCAAGTCATTTACTGACGCAATCACTGGCGCACAGAAGTTTAGCGATGCAATAAAGAACATGGCTAAGTCAGTCATCGACAGCCTGATACAGATGCTGATACAAAAATACATTGTTGATGCCGCATTCGGCTTTATCAGTGGCGCGCTGGGTGGCGGTACTACTCCAGCACCTACAGGCGGGGGCGGCGGCTTAGGGCTTCCAGCCTTTGCAAATGGCGGTGTAGCAACGGGCGGTAGACCCGCAATTGTAGGCGAGAAAGGGCCAGAGCTATTTATTCCAAGCACTACAGGCCGAGTTGTACCCAATGACCAGCTAGGCGGTGGCGGTGTTACAGTGGTGCAGAACATAAACGTCACAACAGGCGTACAGCAAACCGTACGTGCTGAGATTGCTAATTTACTGCCACAGATAAGCAACGCGGCTAAGTCTGCTGTCGCAGATGCTAGAATGCGAGGCGGATCATTCAGCAAGGCAATGGGGACAGCATAAATGGCGGCATTTCCTAATGTAGGCATTCAAGACATGACGATGCGTTTGCGATCAGCAACGTCGATCAGTCAGTCGCCTTTCACCTATGACCAGCAGGTCTATCAGCATCAGGGTGTCAGATGGGAGGCAGAGGTAACATTGCCACCATTAAAGCGATCCGATGCAAAGCAGGTAGAGGCTTTCTTTGCCGCTCTACGGGGTCAGGCAAACACCTTTACCCTTGGCAACCCCTTACACAATACAACGGCTACAGGGACGATTACGGCAGGCACAAAGGGGGCTACGACCGTAACAGGTACAACCGCAGGCGCAGTCGCTGGTGACTACTTTGAAATAGGCGGCGCATTGTACATTGTGACCGACACAACGGCATCGAGCATTGATATAATGCCACCGCTCCGCACTGCTATCACGACTTCAACGTCTTTAGACTTCACCTTACCCGTAGGGACATGGCGACTAGCAAGCAATGAAATCGCATGGAATATCAACTCTGCTAGTCTTTACGGTTTTACTTTTGCTTGCGTTGAGGCTATATGAGCAGGTCATTAACGTCAGCGATGGCATCGGCAGTTACCGCCGACCTAGTTCGCCCCATAACCCTAGTCCAGTGTGCATTCGATTCGGGTAATCTTAACCTGTGGAGCGGGATTGGCGACCTTACTGTAAGCGGCGTCGATTACGTTGGTGCAGGTTCTTTGCTCAGTATTGGCGAGATAGCAGAAACATCAGAGTTATCAGCTAACGGAATTACCGTGACACTGTCAGGTGTGTCAGAACCTCTAATCACTAAAGCCCGTGACGAGGACTACCAAGGCCGTGAGTTAAAGGTTTTGCTCGGCGCGATGGATGCGGCGAATGGCGTTATATCAAATCCTATAGTCGTGTTTAGCGGCTTTATGGACACAATGATAATCCAAGACGGTGAATCAACAGCGACAATACAGGTTACAGTTGAGAATCGCTTGATCGAGTTTGAGCGAAGTCGCGTTAGACGCTACACCGCAGAAGACCAGAAGATCGACTTTCCCACTGACAAGGGACTAGAGTTTGTCGCAGAGATGGAAGAAAAAGAGATTGTTTGGGGTCGTGCATCCGTAAGTAGCGGGGGCGGTGGTGGAGGTCAAACCATCCCAGGCCGAAGAAACACCCAGAGAGACTAGGAAACAGCTATGGACTTTGCAATTGAAAACTTAGCTAAGGTGAGACGTGAGATTGAGCCATTGCTGATGGAGCATTGGAACGAGATTGCACTTAACAAAGATATCATAAAGCTCAACCCTGACTGGCGAGAGTATGCGAGACTTGACGAGCTAAATGCCTTGCGTATTTACACTGCCCGAAAAGACGGCGAGCTTATGGGCTACTTTGTCATTATGGTCAGCCGATCACTGCACTACAAAGACCACCTATTTGCTAACAACGATATCGTTTTCCTAACTAAGCCAGCCCGCAAGGGACTGACAGGCTTGAAGCTGGTAAAATTCGCTATGGAGTCTCTCAAGGCCGAGGGTGTTACCAAGCTACAC